GCCTGTTTGAGGGCGAGCCAGAGCGAATCTGCCCGGGTCCTGGCGGCGGTGACGAGGAGCGTGGGCTCGCCCCTCGCCTGGGCCTCGGCGGCGATGTCGCGCCACATCACGAACATGCCATACATCCTGCTCACGACCAGCATCTCGATGTCGTCCCTCCGGGTGGCGACGAGCGCGGCCGGCCGGGGGACGGCGTCGAGGATCTCCTGATCGGTCGGCTCCCGCAGGAAGCGAAGCTCGTGCACGTCACCGCGGTCATCCCGCACACGGACGACGGCTTCGACGGCGGCGTGGGTCGAGCCGTCCTCCGCGACCACCGTCTCCTGCCTGATTCTTCGTTCGAGAATGTCCATCGTTACCACCCAGACCGCACGCGAAGGGCGAACGCCAGGCCCGTGCCACCGGCGCTGGAGCCCCAGCAGGCTCCCACGCTGGCGCCGCCGGTACCGGGAAGGGCACGCACGAGGCCGGCGCCGCTTCCCTCGACCTGCTCGTAAACGAGGACCGCCGCTCCGCCCCCGCCACCGCCGCCACCGCCGGCGTTCGTGCCGGTCCCCGGCAGGCCGTTCTCACCGTCGGCCGAGATACGGCCCGCGTTGTTCACCTTCTTCGCGAAGGTGACCACCACTCCGCCGCCACGGCCGCCATTCCCGCCCTGGCCACCGGCACCGGTGTCGACGTAGATGGTCGAGCCGCGGCCACCTCCACCGATCCCCGAGCCACCGCCGCCGCCGATACCGCTGGTCGAGCCGTTGGCACCCTTGCAGCCGGTATAGCCCCCGGTGGGCCATTGCGGGTTGGCCGCGGGGAGGCCGGCCCCGCCTCCTCCACCGCCGCCGCCGATGGCGCCGTAGGTCGCGTCCTCGCCGGGACGCATGGCCATGAACTCCAGCAACGGCCCGACGAGCGCCCAGCCCATCTCCGAGAGCTTTGGCAGCGAGGGCGTGAACGAGCTGTTCTGGAAGGGGAGCCCGTAGGAGTCGTGCGGCCAGTTGATCTTGTTGTTGAGCCCCTGGCCGTCGCCCATCGAGGCGAAGATGAGGTTGGCCACGGTGTAGGGCTCGGAGGCCCCGAAGGTGCCCTGGTGCACAAAGCCCCCGCGGGAGCGCTTGACCTGGTCGCTGGCGGAGTTCTCAACGGCGTAATTCCAGAAGCCACCGCCGTATCCGCCCTGGCCAGCGGCGAGGTTGCCGCCGAGCCCGCCTTTCCCCCCAAGCGCGTCGGCGTGGATGGCGCCGCCGGCGGCGATCGTGAGCGTGCCTTCGACCACGATCACGGAGCCGCCCGCCTTCGCCTTAAGGCTCGCGCCGGCCGCGATGGTGAGGTTGTTGAAGTAGTTGTAGGTCTCCGTGAGCTGGACCGTCCCCGAGGGGACGGTGAGGTCGGCCGGGGTGGAGAAGCGCGGCGGCAGCCAGAGGCCTTGCCGCGTCGGCGGGATGCTCGCCGGCGGGTTGGCGATCAGGTAGCGCTGCATCTCCAGCATGTTGCCGGCGGCGTTGGGGGCGACGCCCGAGGAGTCGAAGAGCCCGCGGATGGCGTCGCGCGTCTGCTTGGACCAGGCGAGGAGGCTCATGGACTACGTCTCCTGCATGACGGTGAGGTGCCAGGCGAGCTGGTTGCCGTTTCCCGGCTGGAGGACGATCGCGTCGCCCGGGTCAAGGACGTGGCCCTGGGCCGCCGTGATCTCGAAGGGCAGGCCCTGGCCGTCCGCCCGGTCGATGGCGAAGGAGACGAGCAGGCGGTTGCTGTCGCCAGGTGAACCGCCGTTGGGGACGAGCCAGGCGCTCAACGCCTGCGTGCTCGCCGGGTCGAGGTTGGTGACCGTCAGCTTCATCACCCGCCCGCGGGTCGCGGGCGACGTCGGCGCCGTGTAGATGGTGCTCTGGGCCGTGGTCGTGAGGAGCCCTTCAGACTTCGTGGTGACGAGCGCCATCGCCTACTCCCCCGTCACGCCCGGCTGGGCGTAGAAGAGGATCGCCTTGGGGTCGGCCACTGGCAGGGGAGCGCCGTCGGCCGCACCGCCGGCGTGGCGGTGGTTCTGGGCGAGGTGCTCGAGGTTCTGGAGGAGCTGGGCGAGGAACTTCCCCTCGCGTACCCGGCTCCCCGCCGTCCAGTCGGTGGTCTCGGTGTTCGTCCAGGCGGCTGTTGCCCGGGGCATGGCTTCCCTCCCTAGAAGGCGATGCGGTCGCCGCTGGGGTTGGCGTCCGCGGCGATGAGGCTGTCGTGGTCGCTGAGGTCTCCGCTCACGCGGAAGAAGTCGCCGATGGCGTGGTCCTCGCTGAAGAGCGTCCAGGAGCAGGCGAGGTCGGCGCCGATCGTCTGGCCGATGCGGTAGCCCTCGACGTAGAAGAGGCCGTCGATCTGGCTGGGGTAGAGGCCGGCCGTGTCTACGAGGCGGACCCGCTTCGAGACCTCCGTGCCGAGGATGGTCGCGATCTCTGCATCCGTGCTGCCCAGGAGGTCGACCGTGGGCCGGGGCTGGTCGACGGAGAGCGTGGCTGCGCGCCAGCGGGCGAAGGCGCGGATCGTCTCGGCGTCGTCGTTGAAGTCGAAGTCCTGGCGCAGGACCTGCCCCTCGACCAGCGGAGCCGGCGCGGCGACGTCGATGCGGCGCTCGTCGTTGCTCCTCCGGACCGCCTGCCCTCGGACCTGGAGAAGGGTGAGGTAGATCGGCGCGGTATCCAGGTTCTCGAAGCCGGCAGAGAAGCCGCCACCGTAGCTTGTGAAGGAGAGGAGCACGAGCTGGGACGTCTTGTCGGCGCCGCTCCCGTCGGGCTGGGAGTTGGCAAGATAGTCGACGCCGGCGACCGGCGCGAGCACGTTCGTGCCCCCCACCTGGTACTCGCCGGAGAGACGGTTGAGGGGTGAGTCCGACCCGGGCGCGAGCGGGCGGCCCGTGGGCGAGAGCGAGTAGAGGACCGAGAGCCCGCTCGCCACGTCCAGGCCGGCACGGGAGAAAGAGACGTCCGAGACGAGGTCGTCGCGACGAAAGGAGAGTTCGAGCCCGGCCGCGTCAGAAACGGTCGCGTAAAGCGGCTGGAGCGTGCGGTTGTCGCGGTTTTCGAAGCGCAGCACCCCGCTCCGGTCGCAGTACAGCTGGCCGCCCAGCTCCTGCTTCGCCGCCTCCTGGAGTGCCTGGAGCGGCGCCTTGCGGTGGCACCAGTAGCGTTCGAGGGTCGTCAACGCGACGTCGAATGCACGGCGCGCAACCGGCCAGCCGGCTGCGTCGCAGATCGCGCGGAGCACCTCGTCGACCCGCTTCCCGTCCTGAAGCGGAAGGGAAACGCTGCCGCGACGGAGCCGCTCGAAGCCATCGAGGAAGGTCATCTGCACCGCCGGGACGCCGTCGACCGTCCTCTGCTCGCGCACGTCCACGAGCTCGCCGCGGAAACCCGGATAGGCCGTGCCGTTGTGGGTGGCGCTGAGCACCAGCTCCCGCCCGGGAAGGAGCAGCCCGTAGAGCGGGCTGGAGGCGTTGTAGCGCGAGTAGCGGCCGGAGGGGTTCTCGAGGGTCAGTGAGCAGCGGCCGGCAGCGAAGTCGTCGGTGGCGGCCGAGCGCCCGCCGCTGAACCCCACGGCGACAAGGTCCGCGGAGACGTCCTCGTAGGCGTCGCCCCAGTCGCCGTCAGCGTCCCAGTCCACGAGCGCGGCCCAAATCGGCTCGCTCATGCGAACACCCCGCTTCTCCCCGCACGCTGAGCGGCGAGCTGGAGCTGGCGCAGGAGCTCATCCACGTCGCCGACGAAGCCATGGAAGTGGAGGTGCTGCTCGATGGTGCTGACGGCCGTCCCCCGCTTCTCAAAGCGCGAAAGGGGCAGGACCGCTTCGGGACCGGCTTCGCGGACCAAGGCCAGGGTGGGCCGCGTGACCACGCCCCCACGGGCGAGCCGCGGAATGTCGGGCGGGTCGATGTGGATCACGCCCACCTTTGGAAGGTGCGTATCGAACGAGAACTCCAGCGCCGAGTTGATCGGGTCGATCACGAACTCGTTGACGACGCTCTTCACGGCCGTGAGCACAGCCTCGCCTACATCCCCGGCGAATCCCTCTGCCGCCGAGAGCGCCGCCTTGAGACCATCCAGCAGCGCGCCACCGAGGGCTTGGCCGGCGTCAAGGATGAGCGGCGCCAGTCCCTTGATAAGCTCGATCGCGTTCTCGATCGTCCCCTTAATCCCGTCCCAGATGCTCCCGACGATCTGCTTCACACCCTCCCACGCGCGGCGCCAGTCACCCGTGAAGACGCCCATGAAGACGTCGACGACGCCCTTGATGATCCCGAGGCCCGTCTCGATCTGGATGCGAATTTGGTCCCAGGCGGTCTCGACTATGAGCGCCAGGGCCTTGAGGGCTGGCTCAATGGTGGCCCTGATCTCGTCCCAGTGCTCGCGCACGACTGCGACGGCCGCTGTCACCGCCTCGCTGACGGCGGTCGCGATCGCGGCCACGGCTGGCACGAAGCTGTCCGTGATCCAGCCGGCAAACGCCTCGAAGGCAGTCCGGACAGTTCCTGTCGCGGTCTGAAGCGGCGGGTACTTCTTCTCCAGGTCGTCCCAGTGCTTCACGAGGAGGAAGATGCCGGCGCCCAGCGCGGCAACCACGAGTCCGATCGCGATCACGGGGGCAGCCGCGGCAATGGTGGCCACGGCGGCGGCTCCGGCCGAGACCGCCCAGCCGGAGAAGGCAGCGACCAGGACGGTCCCGATGGCAACGCCGACGGCCTGGAGCGCTGACTCGTTGCTCCCGAACCACTCGCCGAGCGTCTGCAGCGGCGGCAAGAGGTTGTCGCGGACGAAGACGCCAACCTGCTCCACCGCCGGCCCGAGGTTGGCTGAGATCCAGGTCGCGGCCGCCTCGATGGCGGGGACGACCTGCTCGGCGAGGACAACGCCGACGGCCGTCATGACCGGGAGGAGCGCGGCGCCCAGCGTCTCCTTCGCCTCACCCAGCCGGAGTTGTAGCTGCTCGAACTGGCCGGCGGTCGAGCGCGCGTAGGCCTCGGCCTGGCCACCGAACTTTGCCTGGACGGCCGCGAGAGCGTCCGCCTCGGAGGCGTTGTCACCCAGGGTGATGCCGAGCCTCTTGAAGACCTCGATGTTCTCGCTGTTCAGCTTCCCCAGCATCTTCGTGGCCGTGGCGAGGGGGATGTTGGCACCCCGGGCGAGGTCCATCGCCGCCTTCTGCCGGCGCAGGGCCTCGTCTGCATCGCCGGTCGCGGCCGCGAGGAACTGGAACGCGTCGCGCACCTCGTCGTCAGTGAAGGCCAGCTTCTGGCCGGCGTCGATCGCCTCGTTCACCTTCGCGATCGTCTCGTCGTAGTTCCCGCCGAGGTTGCGGACCGCCTGCTCGAGCCGGGCCGTCGCCTGCTCGTCCTCGGCCGCGGCCGCTTTAGCGGCGTCCAGTAGGAAGCCAGGCGCCTTGAGCAACCCCTGGCCGACGACGAAACCGGCCGCGACCTGGGACGCCTTGGCAAAGGCGCCGTCGAGGCCCTTGACCTTCGCCTCCAACCCGCCAGCGCTCTGGGCAAGCTGCTGCATGGCGTCCTGCGCCGGCTTGGCGTTCCCCAGAAAGACGATCTCCAGCTTTCGTTCAGCCATGGCCCCTCTTCAGCGCTTTCGCGTACTCCTCCAGGTAGCGCCGCATGACGAGGAACTCGTCCAGGTGCAGCGCCCAGAACTCGGCCGGCGTCAGGCCGAAGACGTGGCAGAACTCGGGGAGGGCGCCGAGCCACCGCCGGCGCCGGCCGCGGTGGGGACCAGGCTGGCGAGCTCGCTCACCTTCACCCGGCGCGCGTCCTCCAGGGTCAGCGTCGGGTCCTCGCGCCGCTTGATCAGCCAGACGAAGACGCGGACGGCCTTGAGCGTCGGCTGCCAGCCGTCCTGGAGCTGCATGGGGTCGATCCCGGTCGCCTCGGCGAAGTCCTTCAGCTCGCCCAGGTCCAGGTCGTTGATGTCGAAGACGAAAGCCACGTGTCCCTCCTCAGGCGGCGGTCGTGCCGAAGATCTCGTCGAAAATGGCGTTCCACTCGTCGAAGGCGGTGCGGAGCCGGCGACGCACCGTCGGCCAGAGGAAGTAGCCCTCGCGGCCGCGGTGGGGTGGGAACTGGCGCGTGCGCGGCCGGGTGCCGCCCCCGAACTCCTGCCCGTAGAACTCGGGCACGCGGGCGCCGCCGGCGGTCACGCGCTTCCCGGCCAGAGGCCTGCGGGCGGATCGACGCCTTCGAGCGGGTGGAGACGGACGCCCCGGCCGCACCCCTGGCTTCGTCCGCGACGCTCTCCACGAGCCGCTTGTTCACCTGCTGGAGCCGCCGCGCGAGCTCCGGGTCGGCTGCCCGCAGCTCCCGCTGGAGCTCCTTGAGCCCGCGCACCTCGGCCGCCAGCATCCGGTCCCTCGCGACCATCGCTAGGCCGCCGTGTCCGTGGTGCGCTGCTCGATCGTGATGACCGGGTTCACGCCATCGGCAAGGGCCTTGAACGGCCGTGGCTGCATGACGACGTCCGGCCCGCCCACCTTGGGCGTCGAGCCGCGGTAGGCGACCTTCGGGATCGTAACCGTGAGCTTAAACGGCCCGCCGCCGACGATGACCGTCGGCGAGGTGAACGTGAGCACGAGCTGTGCCTGCGTGCCCGCGACCCAGTCGGCGTAGGCGGAGAGGTCCTCGAATTCGCACTCCAGGTCGCCCTCGATCGTGGCTTCTCCCGCGGCGAGCGGCTCTTTCTTCGTGTTGCCGAGTCCTCGGCGCTCGGTGGCGAGGCTGTTGGCGCCCTTGATGCTCGCCGACTTCACGAAGGTCGTGACGCCGCCGATGGTGAGGGCGCCCTCGCTGAAGACGAAGAGCTCGGAACCGGCAGGGTAGCTGGCCGTCGCGAGGGCGGTCGCAGTCTAGACCGTGGCAAAGTCGAAGGTCACGGCGAGCTTGAGCGTCTCGTCGAGGGCGCACTTGAGCTCCCATTCGGTCACCTTGCCGCCCGAGTAGGTGAACGGCCGGCTCGTCCCGGAGATGTCCGGCTTCCCCACCTGGAGCGTCAGCGAGAGGCCCTTGAGGCCGTTGGCGTCTGGCGTTATCAGGGCGCTGCGCTCCGAGCCGGCGACGAGGCTGTTGGCGTAGCTGCCCAGACAGTGCTTGAAGAGCATCCCGAAGCCCTTCGTCTGGACGTCGAACTCGACCTGCCCGCCAGCGGACTTGATGTAGCGCTTCTCGCGGTCGGAACGGAGGAAGCGCCCGGTGCCGAGGCCACGGCTTTCGATGATGCCAACGTCGACGTCGAGGCCCTCGCTGTTGAACTCCAGGAAGCGCGCGACGGTGGCCGCGGTCCCGTAGGCCGACTCCTCGCCGATGCCCAACTGGGCGCCGAGGCCCGATGCGATGACCATCGTTTACTCCTCCTTTGCCTTCGCCGGCTTGGTTGCCGGGACAGCCTCCCAGTTGGCGCGCTGCGCAAGCAGGCGCTCCGCGACCGCGTCGTCCACCTCCACGGGCTCGCCGCGCTTCACCGTCTCGGCGGTCGAGATCTCCGGGACGCTGACCTCGTCGAACAGCCCGATGTAACGCACCTGCATGGCTTCCTCCTCAGCTCGGCAGCCGCTTCTCAACGGCCACCTGGAAGTCGATCCGGCAGACGCGGCCCTCGGGGTTGGCGCCCTCGGTCACCTCCGGCCGGCGGATGGCGCTCACACGGGCGACGCCGCCGACAGTCGGGTCGGCCCGCAGGAAGTCCTCGACCTCAGCCAAGAGGGCGAAGGCGCGGCCGCGGACCTCGCGGAAGACGGCCTCGTCGCTGCCGGGCCGGATGACCCAGACCATGACGTCGACGGTGTAGCGCTCCTCGCGCGCCAGCTTTCCGAGCGCGGACCACTCCTGCTCGCCGTCGACGTCGCCCAGTTGGATCGACTCCCGGGCCGCGTCCTTCGAGGTCAGCGGAGCGCTCACGACCTGGACGCCGGCGAGCCCGGGCCGGGCGACGAGCCCGTCGACCAGGGCGCTCTTGAAGGCGTGGATCGAGCTCGTCGTCGTCATCAGGCCACCACCGGCACGCGCTCGCGGTAGCGGTTGAGGACCTCGTCGACGAGCGGCAGCCCGAAGTAGGAGCCGTTCCGGCCGGCGGTGGCAAGCGCGAACGTCCCGAACTCCCCCGCCTGGCTGGTGGCGCGGTCGTCGAGCGGGCTCTTGACGAGCTGGTCGCGGAGCAGCCGCAGGGCGGCCAGCCGGATCTCCGCGGGGACGGGCTGGAGGCCGTGCTCGTACTCGACCTCGACGTTGCGGCGGCCGGCGGGGAAGGTGCTGCGCGCCTCGCGGTAAAGGAGACCGTGCGGGTAGATGACGACGTCGTCGATCTCCTCCGCGGTGAGGGCGGTCCAGGTTGCCCCGCTTCGGATGCGGATGCCGCGAACGGCCAGGACGCGGTGGCTGCCGATGCGCACCGACTCCGAGCTGTCGCCGTCGAGGAGCTCTCGGGCGTAGCGCGCGCCGAATCCCACGGCGCAGATCTCAGCAAAGGCCTCGGCGATGCGGTCCCGCCCGGCGAGGATCGTTGCATCGGGATAGGCCGTGCTGCTGGCGAGTGCGCCGCCGTCGTAGGCGCGGGCTTCGCCCAGCGTGAAGAGCACGTCGCCCACGATTCGGTGGTAGGTCGTCGCCGACTGCACTGCGCCGCCAACCGTGAACGTCCACATCGCCGTCAGGTCGTTGACCAGGGCCGTCTGAGCCGGCGTGAGCGAAAGCCGCAGCTTCCCCGACCCTGAGCCGACGATGGCCGCTGGGGTCGTCGCCACGAGGACCGCGCCGGCGCCGTCGAGGACGGTCACCGTCGGCGCCGGGCTCGCGTCCGGGTCGGTGGCGACGCCGTCCACGGACAGCGCGACCTCCAGGACGCTCGCCGTCCCACGGAGGATGTCCGCCGACCCGACCCGGTCGAGCGTCACTTGCTCACCCCCGTCAGCGCGAAAGCGAACGACGGCGTCGTGCCGCTGATAGTGGTGACGTACCGGCACTCCTTGCCGAGGCCGGTGAAGCGTTTGCGCTCGGAGGCAACGCCCGTCTTCGCCGCAAAGCTCCCGACCGTGGCCGGCGTGTCTGCGGCGCCCTCTCGCGTCTCGATCGAGACGGTCATGGAGGGCGTGGTGCCGCTTGCAGCCGTGACGTCGAGGAAGAGGTCGAGCGTGTTGGCTTCTTCCGTGTTGAACCAGGCGCCCTGTACCGTCGCCGTCTCCGGTCCGGAGGCGTGCAGGGTCAGGTCGTCGCCGCGCACGAAGCGGCCGCGGGCATCCGAGTAACGCGCCATCAGCTTTCCTCCTCAGGCTCGGCGGGCGCCGTCTTCGTCCGCTTCGCTCGTGCCGGTGCTTCGGCTGCGGGATCGCCGTCCGGCTCGGCCAACACGAAGCCGCGCTCGGTGAAACCGGACACGTCCTCGTTCATGACCTGGACGGTGCGGCCGTCGGGCGCGACCATCACGACCCGCCCAGGCTGCGGGTCAGGCGGACGCTGCCCCTGGTCGCCGAAGGCCACGAAGTCCTTGCTCCCGGTGACGTTACTCATCGCTTAAAACCCCGTGATCGTGCAGAAGGCGGCCGGGCGCGGGACCGCGAAGCCGGCCCGCATCGAAGCCAGCAAGGCGACGATCCCGCGGATGAACCAGTCGCTATGGGCGTCAGTCATCGACATCGAGACGCCCTCGCGTATCCACAGGCTGGCACCGCGCCGGTAGGCCCCGGCGAGCGGAGTCCCGTCCGTGAAGGCGACGTTCGCGACCATCGGCACGCCCCAGACCTGGTCCCCGCCCGCATGGCTTGGCGGGCCGAAGAGGTAAGCGCCGTTGGCGTCCTTCTCCAGCCGCAGATCCTGGGCGTCGTTGGGATGGAGTCCGAGGGCGTCGGGCTGGAGGTTGGCGATGCGGATGAGCGTGAACGCCTTGTGCACGGCGTCCGGCCGGCTGTCGCTGCCCTTGGCCTGGGTGCTGATGCCCGAGGTGTTGTAGATGCCGCGCAGGTTCGGGGCGATGCCGTTGCCGCTCAGGAGCTGGCCGTCGAGCCGCTCCAGGACGCCCTCCACCAGCTCGCTCTCGATGATCGCCCGCACCTGGCCGGCGTCGGCGATGGCGCGCTTCGTCGCCGGGATGAAGTGCTTGATCTCCTGGACCAACACCTGGCGGACGGCGAAGGCGACGCCGCTCTCGGGCGCAGCGCCGTCAGCGGAGCTGGTGGCCTCGGCGACCTCGGCGGCGTTGTTCGTGCGCGAGGTCTGCTCGACGTACTCGATCATGTCGCTGTCGGTGTCGCCGACGTTGACGAGGCCGGCAACGACGCGCGGCCGGCGGAGCAGCTCCAATAGCTCGGTCTGGCGGTCGGCCAGGACGAAGGCGCCGGCCTGCGTGTCGGAGAGGCCGGTGACGAGCGTCTTCAGCTCGGCCCGCTCCAGCACCTTTACGGGCGCCGTCGCCACGCGGGCGTCGCTCATCTCGAGGATGCCGCTGCCCTTGAGCTGCTTGTAGCCCTCGGAGGCGAGCAGGCGGTCGGCCGCACGGCCGCGGCCGCCGAAGGCAAGCGTGTCGCCGTCCTTGCGCTCGGGGTCGCCGCCGATCGGCCGTTTCGGCTCGCCGGCCGGCGCCCTGCCGCTCAGCCCCTCGATCTCCAGGAGGCGGTTGAGCTTCGCTTCGATTTGGGCCGACTCGTCCGCGAGGAGCGAGTAGGCCTTGTACGCCTGGTCGACCTTCTCGAAGTGCTCACCGTCGGTCGGGTCGACGCCCGCGGCGATCATCCCGTCCTTCAGCTTCTCGGCATCGGCGAAGGCGACCGCGGCCTTGGCGTTGGTGTCGCGCAGGGCCTTGCGCAGGTTGTCGATCGAGATAGTCATGCTCATGTCGCGGTCCTCCTACCGTTCGGCGCCGTTGGCGACGGCGAGGGACTGGATTTCGCCGGCCAGGTCGTGGATGTCGTTGAGCCGCTTGAGGTCCTCGGCGGCATTGCGGGCGCCGGCCTTGAGGGCCGCATCCCAACGGGCGCGACGGTAGGCCGGCGACTTGGTGGCGAGGGCGGTGGTGATGGCGACCGGGTCGAGCGCTGCGGTCACCTGTTCGATCCGCTGGGACTTGGCGCCGATCAGCTCCGTGTCCGGGTGCCGGCCGACGAGGACGGGACCGACCTCGAACAGCTCCAGCCGCTTCAGGTGGCGGATGTACTGGCCGTTCGGCGCCTTCTCGTCGCTCCACTCCTTCGCCTCGAAGGCGAACGAGAACTCGCGCACGACGGGCGGCGTGGCCGTCATGCCGGTGTGAATGGAGCGGGCGTACTGGCCGCTGATGCCGTCGTCGTCCAGGAAGAGCCGCGCCCTGATGCGCAGCCCCTTCACGTCCTCGACCGCCTGGAGCGCTTGCCCCACCGGTGGAATTGTCCAGACGTGCGACCAGACGACGGGCGGGAGGCCTTTCTCCTGGAGCGTCTGCGCGAAGGCGCCGGGCTCGATGACGTCCGAGTCACCGAAGAGGTCGGGGCGATCGGGCGTGCTGAAGACGGCGACGTACGCTTCGAAGGTGCCGGCGGGCTCCTCTTCACCAAGGAGCTTGTACTCGGCCGGGCAGCGCGCGACGCCCAGGCGCTCGGACTTCCACTCGATCCGCACCGGCTGCCCCTTCCCCGGCCATCGAAAACGGGCCGGAACGTTCGCTCCGGCCCGCGTGGGGCTCCGGCGTCGGCGCGCTGGGCGCTCTATCGCGAGACCTAACATAGCGTCGGGAAGGTGCGCAATGGTGGTAGGTGAGCGTTGTGCGGAGTCTGCGGCGGTGTACAGCCATCTCGGGTGCTTGTGAAGATTGACCCGTCCTGCTACGCTCGAAGCGCAAAGCGCGGACCCAAAGGGTTCGAGCGTAGCAGGACGGCATGCCCTCGGGCCTGCCTAGAACTCGGGTTTCCGGGCCGACGACAAGAGCCCCCGGGCTCTGCAGGGCGTAACAGCCCGGCTAGTCGGCCCTTTCTCGTGCCCAACGCCGTACTAACTAATAGTAGGTCTTCGTTCCGATTCGGAAGACGTCGAATTCGCTCCGAAGCTTCGGCTGTATCAGGGCGTATGAGCGATTGTCGCCGCGCTCCCACTTGCGTTGAATCGCCCAACAGCAGTAGTCCGCCACCCATAGACAGGGATCGCTTGCCCCGGCCCAGCTGACCGTCCGGAAATCGACTCCGCGCGAGACCTGGCCCACCACGTCGTGAATGGCCGAGTGGAAGCCTTCCTTCTTCTTCTTCGTCCCCAGGGAAGCACCCATCACGAGGAGTTCGTCCCCCGCCCGAGTTATGAGGGGCGCTACATGCTTGAAGTGCAAGTACCACGCCATCTTGTAAAAGCGTATATCATCGGCGGCGAGATGGGGCCGTGCCTTACGCTTCTCAAGAATTGTCGAGTCCACTCGGAAATCCCAATTCGCAAGCTCGGCGAACACTCTATCTCGTACGGACTGCAGCTCCTCAGTCGCGTGGAAGTCATCCGTGCCTTGGTGGTGTCCCTCCCATGCGAGCTGGCGCCGAAGCGCAAGGAGGGCATCGCCCGGACGGAAGTCGTCCATGGTGACCGTGGTCAGGATGAAGTACTTCGTCGCCCCAGCCTTTGAACTGAAGTCGAAGTTCCCCGCTTCGTCGGCGAAAACATGGACCCGAGCCACACACCCCATCGTAGAAGGTCACCCGGTAACTGGCCGCCTCTTATTGTCGCGTCGGTCCGAAGTTTCCCGGGGGACATGCATTGCACGCTTGCATCGCGGGCACCGGAACACGACCGTCCCGTCCGACTCGCAGACGAGCTTGCCGCACGACTGGCAGCGGATGGGTCGCAGTCCCTCCGGCGTCATCGCGCTTCCTCCGTCGCTTCCGCCGCCTGGAGCCGTGCCAGCGGCTCCTCCATCGCCACCGCGCCTTCGCCGATGGGCATCATATTGAGCGGCATCCACAGCATGTCGGCGCGCGGGTCGTCGACGCGGTCTCGGTTCTCCAGGGCTCGCCCTCGCCGAGGACCTTCAAGTCAGCCGGGCAGCGCGCGACGCCGCGAAGGG